CCGTGGTCGTCTTGTACCCGAAGGTGAGATCGCCCAAAAACGCCGCGAAATCCAGCGGGATCACGTGCGACAGCGCCTTGATCGCACGGCAGGCGTCCATGTTTCCGGTGTCGATGTTTGCCTTCCAGCCCGTGGATTCGTCAGTTGCGTGGTGTGCATCAGCGACCGTCACAAAGACGATGCTCGACGCAGTCTTCACGGCCTGCACCTTCTGCGCCAGCGTGAGCACGCCGTCCTTGACGTAGTCCGGGATGTCAGCGTGGGCGATCTGATCGCCGTCCGGGATGCTGCGCACCGCCGCGCCCATCTGCGCGATCCTGTACGTTTCTGCACCGCCTGTTTTCTCGCGGATGGCGTCGGCGATGTCCTGCACGGAGGCTTCTTCGTAGAGCTTTTTCATCAGTAGCTCACCTCCGTGCCGTCGGCGATCGTCACGGTCTGCGCCGTGCTGCCGTCGTACATAACCGTCGTGCCGCCGATGCGGATCGTCAGCGCCTTCGGGTTCGGCAGCGCGGCGGGCGCGATGTTCTGCGTCATCAGCTCGATCCTGACCGGGACATCCCAGACATCGCCGTTCGTTTTCGCCTGAAGCTTGACGGCGCAGAACGTGTGCCGCTCGGAATCGGCCACAAGCGACGAGAATGTGAGGATGCCGTTCGTCGCGCCCTGATAGAGCATCAGAAAGTGCTCGCCTTGAAACGAAAGCTGCGCATAGACGCGGTGCGTCGGGTTTGCGCTGACGTAGGCGTACAGCTCGGCCGGCGTCATGTCGGCCGTCGTGCCGGACAGATCGCCGCCGACGTGGATGATCCGCGTCTGCTGCGCCATGCCGTCGAGCTTTTTCTTGTCCGCTGCCGACATCAGACCGGCTGCCGCCGGCGTTGCCTCCGCTTGTCCGGATTTTTGGTCCCACGCTGCCGCCCGCTCCGCCGTGATGCCGTCGAGCACGGCCTTGTTCGCGTGCCGGTGGCGCATGGCGGAGTTCATGGCGATCTGGTGGCTCTGTCCCGGCGACGGGACGGCAGCGCCGTTCGTGCGCTGGTGCCACTTCGCATATTCGTCGAG